TCAATATGCGATATGTGGGTACGTGGATCTGAATAAAAATGCGTATTATCCTGAGTAAAAATGCGTATTATCGTGGATAAAAATGCGTATTATCCTGAGCCTTTTTGGATTGATATGCGTATTATCGTGGGCTTTTAGCAAAAACAAAAGGCGTATTATTGTGCTTGTGACCGTTAAGTTTCCCAGTTAAGTGACCCCTAATTAATCCCATTGATTGTTCTGCCTTTCGTATTGAATCATAGTAAATCCCATTCTTTGTATTTAGCACTAACTTCTTAGACGTGCAATTAAGCCCACTTACTCTTGCGTGATGGAGGTTCTCTTTAGGGGTAACCCATTCAAGGTTGTTGAGTGCATTGTTGCATCTATCCCCATCAATGTGATTGATGTGTGGTTTTTCTTCTACGTTAGGCACAAAAGCATTAGCCATTAGCCTATGAATAGCAAAAAGATTACACACCCCATCTTTATGCAATCCAACTCTCTCATAGCCATTATTCACGTTGTTTTTCAATATTCTTGGGTTTGTGTTCACATAAGACTTGACCCTCCCATCAGAGCTAATCTCATATAACTCCTCATATCCAATTATCGGAATCCATTTCTCAGATTTCACAAAACGATTCTTCACATTTCGAAAACGATTTTTCAGATTTTTTATTCTATTTCTCACATTTATTTTTCTCATTCTTCAAATCTCGTTTTTCAATTCCTCAAACCTCAAAAACGTACCATCGATTTCTCGGATTATTTTTCTCTTATTCTTCACAGACCACCCAGTAGTATCTCGACTTTTGTGTCTTCTAAGCACCTTAAGTATCAATTCCTCATCATTTGTCGGATTAATTTGATACACTTCCTCAGTTAGAGGCTTAGTCCTTGATTTGGCACTTTTGCTTATTGTTACTTGTAATTCCATTTAGTTTATATTATCATTTAAAAAAACGGGCAAGGTTAACAGTAAACCCCACCCGTTCATACATTTTAATGAACAACAATGCGAAGATAATGTATATTTACATACTACACAAGTTTTTTCTTTTCTTTTATTTTATTTTCTTTTATTTATAGTTCTTAAACTTAAATTCAATGTATTCCTCGCCTTTCTTCACGTTAAATTTCTCAACTACTAATTTATAGATGTATCTATCGTTGTAATCGTATTTCGTTTGAGTAGCATCAATAAATGACTTTAATAAGTTATCTATGTCAGCTAATTTGCTTGATACACCAAAATTAATATGCATTTCCAATAGTCCATTGAACTCAAACCCGATTTTCTCAGGTAGGAGTAACGCAGAGTGCTTTTTAAAGCTATTTAATGCTCTAGTTGGCACTTTCCTTCCTTGATAGCTTGAATTGACGCTCAGAGGCTTTATGTTGATTCGAATTGGTTTCATTTTAGTCATTTAACTTCTATTTATTTTTTATTTATCACAAATGGATTCTTAAAAATTACCATTTTGTCAGTTGTAGCGTAGTGTACAATAAATATTTTATTTTCTCCATTATACTCAAATATGCTATCTATTCCATCTCCAACTACAAATTTGTGTTGTTTCCCTCTGCTTATTACCTCTAACTCCTTCACTTTTTCGCTCATTTATTTATGTTTCTCTATTTTTAAAATAATTCTGTATCAAATGTCTCTTGAGGCTTAAATTCAATTTTCTTTTCCTCTAACTCTTGATTCTTATTAATCCAACACGAATTATCATAATTAATATTTCCGTGAATCTCATCTCCTTGCTCATCATAATCTACTGGAATATACCTTCCATTATTAATATTCCATTTAAACCACATAGAATGACCTTGCTCTCCTAGATGTTGGAATTTCCACTTCAATGTATCAATCCTAACTAATTTAGCCTCGTGATCTCTTACTAGTCCTAAAATATTGTAAGACATATCAAAATGCTCTCCTCCACCCTTAATATTGTAGGCATTAGGCATAACATAAGTCTTTTCACTACCTTCCTTATTAGGCAATTTAACTGGATGTACTACTAAGAAAATGTGAGTATTGTGTTTCTGATTAAATGCATCAATTTGCATATGGTATTCAGCAGTATAGGCATTAATGTCACTTCTATTGAAATTCTTTAAGACTACTTTGTTAAAGGGGTCAATAACGAACCACCTGCACCCCTTCCTTTTTACTAATTCAGCAAACTTCTCTAAAACATCTTCTAAATAGTATCTACCATTAGTTTCGTAGTGATAAAATTTACTTGCCATAAAATCTTTTACTCTCTGAACTTTCTCGCTCTTAACTGTGGTCGCATCAGGGACAGAGCCGTGAATCTTTCTAAATAGCTTATGGTAATGGAATTTAATTGGCACGTTCTCAGTGGAGCATATCCCAATTGGATCGTTATACTTTACTGCGATATGTGCAATCAAATGGTCAATAAAGTCTGATTTACCTGAGTTTGGTGCAGATGTTAGTAGTGTATGTTGCTTAAACTCGAATGTAGCTACTTCATCAAATTTACCTAAGTCCATTGTCATTCCTTTTGGTGCTCCATTTAGCCAAAAGTCTTCCAGTTCATCATAAATAGTGGATATGGTAGTGATTCCCTCTAATGGTACTTGGGTAGCATTTTCCTTCGCTTTAATTAATGCACTCGCTCCATACTTAACTAAATACTCATTGCCATCTTTACAATCCTTAAAATCTATAATATAACATCTCTCAGCACCTAGCCTCCTTATAAATTCCTTTTGCCCCTCTACTCCTGCACTATCATTATCAAATGCAAGGTAAATCATATCTAAATTATCGAATAGTCCAACATAATCATCAAGGTAATTTAAGTTAACCGTACTCGTCCCATCAGTACGAGGTAAAGTAAAGCCATTTGGAACGCTCACAACGGCATTTAAGCCACTTTCTATGAAACTTAGACAATCTATCTCCCCTTCGACTAAAATAGCCTCATTTGAGTTTATGATAGAATCCAAATTATACATTATTAATTCGCACTCCTTCTCAAATTTAAAATCTTTGTTTGCTCCCCTTGATTTAATGTTAATTAATTCATCAAACAGAAAGTAATTAAATTCTATTGTATTAATTTCCTTTTGTGCTTTAGGCATCCATTTCTTAGCCTCAGTCACATTTAACTTGTCTAATGTTTCAGCACTAATCCCTCTTGCTTTAAAGTAATCTACTACTGTGTCACTCAAATTAGTTCTATGAGCCTTTTGTGGAGCAGGTTTCTTGTAGATAATTACCTCATCTTTCTTTTTGTATGTATGTAATTGGACTCTCTCGCCACAATGAGAGCATTGTCCCAATCCAGTGTCCCAAAAAACCGACATACATTTATCTAATTTCTTTTTTCTATCAGCAGAACACTTAGGGCAAGTTGATGTCTTAGCCCCCTCTTTTATTTTATAGACATTGTATCTATCTATTTGGAATCCATTTATATCGCTCATTTTTTGTTTTTTATTTTATACCCTACTTTATAACCATTCTTCTTTCTCAAATCGCACATTGCTATCTCGCCTCCATTTATAGCCTCGTTTCGCCAATGAGAAAAAGCAGTATCTCTTTTTTGCCTTCTCTCCTTATCAGTTGAAGTGTCGCTTACCCAATTGTATAACCAATACTCATTTTGTTCTTTTGTCGTTACTGGTTTAATCTTGAATTGCTCTGAAAAGACTACAATGTATTTAATCCTATTCTTATTGTTTTTCCTCAAATAAGAGATGCTTTGTACTTGCTTTGTCCAAAATGGATCAGCCTTTGCTCTCTTCGCAATATCATAAATAGTTCTATAGGAATATCCATCAATTCGATGTAACTTATCGATTGAATCCAACCATATTGACTTTGCCTTATCTGTTTTTGGTTTATAATTGTCCTCAAAGAATTTAACACAAACATCAAAAACTTGATAAACTTCAATAGGGTAATCCTTCTCTTCTTTCTTTTTTCTATCTATACCACTTACACTATCACTATCACTTACACTATCACTTACACTTACAGTTGATTTAGTTGAACTTTCAACTACCGAGTTGGATTTCTCTTTTTGCTCTTTCCGTTTTAATGCACTTGCAAGTCCTGCCTTCCTAGCTTTATCGCTTCTAGCAGATGAACTTTGTTCCCACTTATCTAAGTCTCTTTTTAGTGTAACCTCAATAGGCTTCCAAGCAATCTTCAAAATCCTATCGGATAAAACTGGGTTTTCGTCGTTGACATAACTAAAGAAATGTCTCATTAGTTGACCCAATTCTAAGTCTGATAAATCCTCAAAATTCTTAGACCAATCAGCGTAAACAATTACCTTTCTCTTATTCTTAGCCATCTACTTCCCCTTTCTTAGCATTCAATTCTGCTTGGTCTGTAAAATACTCGTAATTGTCAATAGCGTCACTCATCGTAGTGGATGTTTTAGCCCACAATCCAAATGCTTTATCGCTTGGGTAAGTAACACAGTCGAATCTCTCGTTCTCTCTATGCCTAAATACCTCGTAATGGGTGCTATCCCCAGTATCTACTTGATAGACGTATGCTTTTCCGTTTTTTTGAATAAGGGTAAACCTAAACCCTCTTACTTGACCTTTGCCAATAAATGTTTTTTCTAATTGTTTCATTTGATTTCTGTTTAAATAACCACCTGCATAATCCCTTTGTATCCTGCAATTAATTGGATAGGACTACACAGGTGGCGTATTTTAAGTTCTTAATTGCTTTGCAAATGTATGTTATAATTACATACTACGCAAGGTTTATTTTATAAAGTGAAATTAAAATCCTCCACAAAGTAAAATATAGTCTCTCGTTTCGCTTTATACATAGAGAGTGGGCTATCCTCGTAATCAGCAATACAGTGCTCTGCGTGATGGATAGTTGAGTGATCACGATGGCTAAAGAAACTACCAGTGCGAGTTTGAGATAGGTTCGTGTATCTCCTAATCAAAGCTATTGCTAAATGCCTAGCAAAAACTACGTCTAGCTTCCTAGACTGACCAACAATGCTACTCCTATCTACACTTAGGTAATCACATACCCTATCTATTATGTAATGCACCTTGTCGTCTATACACTCAAATGGTATCTTTTCAGGAATCGACACCATATACCAATCCGTTGCAATCTCCTCTAATTCCTCTTTGCTATAATTAGCTAACGATAATGCAAATCTCTCTTTTTCTTGTTCTCTTTCTAATTTAGTCATTTTATTCTTAATTTTTATATTTATCTTTATTTGTTGATGCGTGAGGATGTTTGTACCTCTTGTTAAGTTGCCTTTTTGCTTTTTTGTATTGTGCAGTGCTTATTGACTGGATTGTCAATAGAACCAACAATACACTTAACGCTATTGCGATTATTACTATAATTATATTCATTTCAGTATATTATTATTTTCGTCAATAACCTCGTAAAAGCAATGATCTTGATGTTCGTCTTGCTCATCCATTATGTGCTCAAACATATCGCTAATTGGATTGCAATCGCCACTTTCTTGCAACAACAAGTAGTGCCCATTTATGTACTCAACAGTACCTATATCATAAGCTAATGGGCTTTGGGATGTATCCCTTCCCCTTAGTGCCTCAATAGTAGGGAATTTAGTCAAAATACTCGGACACTCATAAACATAATAAAGTTCATCTCCTTCATAAATATCTACTCCTTTTCTATCCTTCAACCCAGTAAATTGACCTATCGTTTCAGGGTTTACTTCAATATGCAAAGACCCTTTTGCTATGTAGGTGTAATTATCTTCTATAAGCAAATTTCCATAAACCCACTCATTAGTTCCTAATCTTTGTCCCCTAAATTTTATTTTTCTTTTTGTTTTCATCTTACTTATATTAAAAATTTGATTGATTAGCTTCTTCTACTTTTTCTATCCTACTCAGTAATTCATTTGCCATCTCCATATTAGACTCACAAGCGTCTGCTACAGTAGTCAATACTCTTTCTGTAACCCATTTCGATGCGATTGGCTTACCAGTCTTTTCGCTAATCTGAGGCACTTCTACTTTCTTCTTTTCCCCTAAATCAAATTCAGTGGCTCTCGTTACTTTCTGAATAAATGGCTTACCGCTCTCAGGTCTATAAGCAATAAAATGCAATTCTTCCAATTTTGGATTAACAGTAAAGTATTGAATTACTTGGTCAACATATTCTTTAGGGATTTCGTTTTTTAATAAGATTTCCCAATGCTTTTTCCTTGATAAACATTTTATCTCACAACATTTAGTCTCATCTGCCGTGATTCCATCAGGAGATATGCCCATTAAAACATTCTCTTCGCTCTGTAGCCACCCAGTTTGCTCAAACTCAACACCAACGAACTTTCCGATGTATTCCCTTGCAAATGGCTCTAAATCGTGCCCTCTGCTAATTGCGTCACTCTCGTATCCCTCTACAAATTCAAATTCCTCGCCTCTCTGAGATAAAATGTCAATGAATAATGTTTCAGACTTTACTCTTAATCCACTTGATGCAGTGCCTCCAATTTTGCCCCACTTTAATTCAAACCACTCTAATGATCCTTGCTCTACTTCTTTTACGTTAATCATAATTACTTCAATTTGCTTTTTAATGATTCCTTTAATGCGAATACAGTAGGCAATGTAGTCTCGTCTTTTGACAATTTGCCCCAATTCTCAGCAAGTTCAGCCAATGTAGTTGATGCATTCAATATAGACAATGCATTCTTATCTGAAATGTCTGCAATAGGAGATTGTGGAGCTACTCTAATGCCTCCAACTCTCTTGCCCATCATCTTAACACCTTCGTCAAAGTATAATTCAAGTGTAATGCCGACCCAATTTTGTAAATTTCTACTCTCTACATTTGTCAGATTCTTTTTTGCCTTCACAATGGCATTGATATTCTTACGATTACCACTGTTCACTACCATTCCCTTGATGTCCTCTTGGAACTCAATAAAGTATCCATCAGTTTTGTTGCCTGATACATCTACATTTTTTGCGTAGTAAGCATCCTTTATGGTTACAATACACTTTCCGTTCTTTGACTCAGAGATAATCATCTCTACGTCGATTCCTGCTAAATGTGTTGACTTTCTATATTTCATAGAATCAACATCCCTTTCTTGATTTTTCATAATTTATCTTGTTGGTTTATTATTAATTAGACTGCGAATATAATGGTTATTAACATAAGCACCAAATTTATTCCCATTTATTTTTAATTTATTTTATGGAGCATAAAAAACCCCCATATAAATATGAGGGTTTTAGCATCAACTACGAAGAGGCTAGAACGGTAAAACTTCCTCTTCGCTACTATTGTTCGCAGGTGCACTGGCACTCGCAGGAGTAGCGGACTCCCCATCAGATGATTTCTTAACCATCCAAGCGTTAATGTTACTAAAGTATTTGTCATTGTACTCTCTACTTTCTACATCAAAGAACACACTAACGTCATCTCCTACTTTATTGTATTGTAGGAATTTGTCTATCTTTTCTTCTCCAAAAATAGTAAAGCATACATCTTTTGGATAATCAGAGCCAACGCCCTTGACTACGACAAAGTCTACTTTCTTCCATTCTTTACCTGCTTTTGATGTACCTTCTTGCACATCAAGGATTTTCTTAATCTGCCCTTTGATTTTTAACTCATCTTTTTGTTCACTCATTCGTTTGTTATTAGTTATTATTTATTATTATTAGACTGCGAATATAAGTCAGATATATTTAATATCAAAACTTTTTTACTTTATTATTAAATTATTGTGAATATATCCACTATCTCTTTTCGTTCCTCTAGTTGCAATGTAGTACCCTTCCCCAGAATTAGATACGCTTACATAACTAGCGTTAAGGATTATTTTTGTCCTTACCTCATTCCTTACAATATCTCCATCAGTTTGGATACTTGCATCTAAAGTAGTAAATATCTCCACTTTATCAAAATGCCTTTTCGGTATAACTCCCAGTGGCTTGTAGCAACTACTCGCTAAGATTATTATTATTAATAGTTTCTTCATTTTTTATTTATTTAGTTTATTGTAATCCATTTTAGTAGTCATCTCTTGGTCGGTTATCTAACTCGCAATCTACTCCCAAATAAAAGAAATAATCTAACTCCTCTAAATCGCCTTGTGTCCACCATTCAGCACCAGCATTGTTGTTTTCTATCCTTTCGTGTAGAAATTCTACCAAGTCTGTTTTTTCTTCTCCAATGACCCAATCGTATAATAGGTTAAATAAATCAGAATCTGAGCAATGTTGCTCGAACTCCAGTACCATTGCTTTTAATTGTTGTA